ACGATAAACTACTATGTCAATATGTAGAATGGACTGCTAATCGTCGTCTAAGGGCGATTGGTTTAAAACCACAATACGATATTGCTGCTAGAAACAATCCATTACCATGGACACAGCACTGGATCTCATCAAAAGGATTGCAAGTTGCTCCTCAAGAGACTGAAGTTGAGAACTACCTAGTTGGTGGTATCAAACAAGACGTCAAAAAAGACACATTCTCAGGTTTCTCACTATGAAATACGATGACTCCAACTGGAGAGAAGAATACAAAGGATACACCAATAACAAACGGTATCTAGAATTACTTGAGAACGGACCTAAGAGTCTTTCTCAAGCATGGTTGTTAGGTGCATTGCATAATGAATGGAAAAAAATGAAAGGTTATGACAAACTTGATCCAAAAGAAAATGAGGGTCAACATCAATCATCATTGAAAGAATTTTTTACGAGTCAAAAAGATCAAGGTTTATGATTAAATGGTTGAAGGAGGAGTTTACGAAAACCCCTGGTTATATGAGGGTAAACCTTTCTCTTCTGATGATATTGGCGAGTTCTTCGGTTTTGTCTACAGGATTACAAATACAAAGAACGGTAAGCAATACATCGGAAGAAAGTATTTCGTACAGAAACGAAAACCTAAAGGAGGCAAGCGACGTGTTACGTCAGAGTCTGACTGGAAGCGGTATTACGGAAGCTCTGACGAACTTAAACAAGACATTAAAGAATACGGTAGAGATAATTTCAGAAGAGAAATCATATCCCTCCACACAACCCTTGGAAAAGTAAACTACGAAGAGACAAGACAACTGTTTCTTAATGATGTCCTGACAGAATCACTTGACGATGGGACACCAAAGTATTATAATAGCAACATCCTCGGACGCTATATGAAAAAAGATTATGGAAACTTTGAATGAAACATTTTAACAATGTACTTAGTGACAACCTACTCTCAGACATTCGTATAGAAGTATCTGAAAAACATGATGAAGAAGAATGGAAAGCTAGTTTTGCCTGGCGTAATGGATTGATAAAAGGTTTCTTTTCCAATTGTTTATCTACACATATTGGTGGGGAAATGAAAGAAAGAATTGTAAAAGAAATACAACCATTTGTACCAAAATGTAAAGATTATGTATTACAATATTACATTTGGCAACAACTTTCTGGTATTGCTGTTCATAATGATGAAGATAAAGTATTTGGTGCAACAATATATCTAAATGATACATGGGAACCTGAAAACGGTGGAGTTTTTCTATATAAAGATAAAGAAAAAACAGGTCCTGAATGGACTGCTTTATTACCTGAGCATAATACAATGGTCTTGAATGATAATAAGGAACAACATATGGTAACAGCAGTGTCACCATATTCTACTGATTTAAGATACACCATCCAGATTTGGGGAGTAAACGAAACCTATGCAGATTAACCTGAGAAAAAGACTTGGGGTTATGTGTTCTGGTAATGGCACTAATTTTCAAAACATAGTTACAAATCAAATATGTAATCATCACGAAGTTGTATTGATGATACACAACAAAAAGAAATGTGGTGCTGCTAAAAGAGCAGATAAGTATGGTATTCCTCATTGCTATGTTAGTCATAAAGATGAAGATAAAATGATAAAGCTTTTTGAGGTTTATAATGTTGATCTCATAGTTCTTGCAGGATATATGAGAGTGATTAAAAATCCTTCTAAGTTTCCTTGTCCTATTATTAATGTACATCCATCATTATTACCAAAGTATAAAGGATTACATGCTGTAGAACAGGCAATGGAAGCAGGTGAAGAAGTAACTGGATGCACTGTACATTATGTGAATGAAGAGTTAGATGGTGGAGAGATAATCAAGCAAGGTGAAGTTCCTATAATGCCTGATGATACAGTGGAATCATTGACAAAAGCAATTCAGAGAGAAGAGTACCGTATTTTACCTGAAGTTATAGATAGTTTACCATGAAATTTCCTTATGTAATTGAGGATTCTATACCAGAAGATATGTTTTGGAGAGTGTATGAATTCATGCACTGGCAAGAAGGTTGGATTTTAAATAACAAAGCGTATGACGAATGTTGTTTAAGTTTCTCTAAAAATTTACGTTGGTATTCAAGTCCTGAATTTATTGAAGTTGCTGATTACTTAAAGTTAAAAGTACAAAGAGTAGTAAAATCTAATTTAACTATTGAAAGAGTACTTTGTAACGGACAAGTAACAAACCAATCGTCTATGTTCCATACTGATCCTGGTGATTTTACTTTGGTTTTATTCACTGCTTCTGAATGGAATGCTGAATGGGGAGGAGAGTTCGTATGTGAAGATGATGAAGGTAAACTTCATTACATTACATATAAACCTAACAGATCTGTATTGATACCTGCCTTATGGCAGCATCAAGGATATGCTCCAAACAGAATGACCGATCAATTAAGAACATCACTGGGGATCAATTACAATGTAGTTGACAATATGTTGAAATCCTGATACAATAAATACTACACCATCCCCTCTTTCAATGCAATACGTCCTGTATAACGAAAACTACGATCACGTCGGAACGTTTGACAGTATACAACAAATGAGAAACTTTCTATGTGAAAGAAAGTATGACATTGGCGATAGGACGTACATGGAAGATACGTTTGACCACATCAAGGCTATCAAATGGCATTGGGATATTAAGCAAAACTAGGAGGATCATGTCGGGCGATTATCACACACATACAGATAGAAAGTATGATGAAATAATAGAAAGAATTGAAGCATTAGAGAAGAAAATAGAAGCTAAAAACCAAACCCTATATAAAGAATACTGGACTGATTCAAAAAAACATGATGAAAAAACCTTGGGGAAAGTACGAAGTTCTACTTGATGAACCTGAATATAAAGTAAAGAAAATTACTTTGAATCCTAATCAACAGTTCTCATTACAATATCATAATAATCGTTCTGAGGATTGGGTTATTGTTGAGGGATCAGGTACTGTAGCAACTGCTCCTCAATTGACAGTTGGAATAATAAAACCTGCTGCTGTTGGTGATCGATTCCACATCCCAAAAAGACATATGCACAGGGCAACTGCAGGAGATGATGGGTTAGTATTCATCGAAGTGCAAATAGGAAAGTGTGAAGAAGAAGATATAGTGCGTATTGAAGATGATTATGGTAGAATAGAAAAGATCAGTCCTATAGAATTAGGTGAACAAAGAGAAATCACAGTATGAACCAACTAAGTGATTATATTAAGGAGTACATTGCATTTACAAAAGATGAATGTGACCTAATCATTGATTTTTATGAAAACAATTTAGATCAAGTTAGAGCTTCTCAGGTATATACTGCTCAAAATCATGGTAATTTAGAGTCAGTTGATGGACTTGCCAGAAAGTCTAATCAAATACAAGTACCTTTTGATGCATCAATTGATGGTTTAATTGAACAAAAAATTAATCAGTTCTTTGCTCAATATCATTGGGACATTGGTAAAATGTTTGATGATGAGTGGGAACAAAACCAAGAAAGAGATGTTCCAGAAAACTTACTTGCAAGTTTTGTATATGAAGATGAAGGATATACTATTGTAAAGTATGAAAAGGATTCTGGTTTCTTTGAATGGCACTTTGATCGATTGGATGATGATAGACAACGTAGACAAAGAGCATTCAGTTGTCTAATATATCTTAATGATGATTTTGAAGAAGGAGAAACTGATTTCTATTGGTACAAAGTAAAACCTGAAACAGGAAAGATTGTATTTTTCCCATCAGATCATCATTGGCAACATAAAGGAAGAAAACCTTTAAACGGAGATAAGTATATTATCACTACTTGGTTGCACCAAGCAATTAAAGAAGGTAAAGCAGACATTCCTAGTGGTGCTGACTATCAAGAGTACATTAAACAAGCCCAAAAACATTAAAATGATTTTAGTTACAGGTGCTGCTGGTTTTATAGGCAGTAATTTTTTACATTACATTCACAAGAAAACTGATGACGAGATTGTTATTGTAGATAATCTCACTTATGCATCTGATATTAAATACATTGATAAACTAGTCGATAATAAAAGAGTCAAGTTTATTGAGATTGATATTGCTGATGAACAAGCAGTTGATGAATTATTTGTTTCATATAAACCTAATATAGTCTTTCATTTTGCTGCAGAAAGTCATGTAGATAATTCTATTAAAAACTATCGACCATTTATTCAGGCAAATATTTTAGGTACAATTAATTTATTGAATGCTAGTAGAGATGTTGTAGACAAGTTCCATCATATCTCTACTGATGAAGTATTTGGATCACTAGAATATGATGACCCAAATATATTCACAGAAGAAACCTTATACAATCCTAGAAATCCATACTCTGCAAGTAAAGCAGCGTCAGATTATTTTGTTAAAGCATGGCATAACACTTATGGTGTTCCATATCTTATAACAAACTGTTCTAATAATTATGGACCTAGACAACATCCTGAGAAACTGATTCCTCTTACTATCACAAATGCTATTAATGATAGAACTACTTACATGCATGGTGGTGGGCATCAGATCAGAGATTGGTTATATGTCAAAGACCATTGTGAAGCAATCTGGATGTTATATGAACAAGGTATCATGAATGATACATTTAATATTGGTGGTTCATGTGAGAAGAGAAATATTGATGTTGTAAAAGATATACTAGATATCTTAGAAAAACCATATGATCTTATTGGTGTGACAGATGATCGACCTGGTCATGATAAACGCTATGCCATGGATCATTCTAAACTTACTAATGCAATAGGTTGGAAACCTGGTGATAAATGGTTAGAAAATATTAACTCTACAATACAATGGTATCTGTCTCGTTACTACGGTACTATTAATGTGCCACTTTAAAGACTGGATCTATTGTCTTATCATTAAGTTAATGCTATAATTATTATAGAAACAAACAAACCGATGATTGAAGTATTATGCCAGAATGATCCATACAGGTATATCAAAATGCCTGATCTCTTAGAGAATGGACAACCAGACTATCGTATTCAAAAGTGGAACAACCACAATGGATACAAGGACATGTACTGGTGTGATAACTTCATGCAAATGAAAACTGCGATTGAAGACTTTGAGTATACTAAGTGGTTAGATCCTGCAGGTGTTCCTTGCTATGTAAAGGATCATGTCAAAGCAGAGTAGTTTTAAAGTAAATTATATAAGTATCGCAGATAACCCTGACAAACTAAAGTTGCTTGTCAGGGAATATGATAGTGTCGATAAAACACAACAGTATAATAAGTGTCCTGTTTTTAAACACAGAAAAAACAGAACCTTTGTTGGATATTCTCCTATAGACTATAAACTAGGATTTGATAATGGTGTTATGTGGTCAACTAATCCTGAGTTGATAGGTCAGTATAACATATCAGATCCTGACAATCCTAAGGAATTAGTCTTTCAATTAGAAATCTGTAACTTTGCTTTTTGGACAGATGAACCTGATGTTTGGATGGACTATAGTTCTCATCCATTAACTTCTCTGAATAATAATTTTACTGTAGTTGAAGGATGGTTTAACATATCTAATTGGAGTAGGAATACTAGTCTGGCAACTCGACTAGTTGATAAAACTAAACCACTTATCATTAAAAAAGGTGATCCTCTATTCAGAGTAACTTTCTTGTCTCCTGATTTAAATAGTGGAGTTATTTTAAAAGAGAGAAGTGAATTAGCTAAATTAGAATTTCATTTATCCAAACCAAAATCTAAAAATTATGAGGAAGGAAACAAATTGTTTTCTAAAACACCGAACAAATGTCCATTTCCCTTTCTTAAATTTCTTTCTAAATAAGGAGGGTTTACAAGACCCCTTTTTTTGTGTATACTATTAACATAAGTAATTTCAAGCATGACGAGAGTAACAACGTACAGCAGCGAATACAAAAAGACCGCCCTAGTACTAGGTGCAGGTGGTTTTATTGGCAGTCATATGGTAAAGAGACTGCGTAAAGAAGGTTATTGGGTAAGAGGTGTAGATTTAAAGTATCCTGACTTTGCTAAGACAGAAGCAAATGAATTTATTGTAGGTGATCTCCGCAGTACTGCATTTGTAAATTCTATTCTTGAGTTCAAAGGGTATCAGGGGAACTATTATAATTCTGTTCCTTATCAACACATCCTTCCCTTTGATGAGATCTACCAGTTTGCTGCTGACATGGGTGGTGCAGGTTTTATATTTACAGGAGAGAATGATGCAGACATCATGCATAACTCTGCTTCTATAAACTTAAACGTGCTTGAAGGTGTCCATCAATTAAATAAAACCTTTGATGGTATAGTAAAAGAATATACTGTTTGTAATCGTCCTAAGTTGGATCAACCAACTAAGATCTTCTACTCTAGTTCTGCTTGCATGTATCCAGAGTACAACCAACTTGACCCTAATAATCCAGATTGTCGTGAAGAATCAGCATATCCCGCAGCACCAGACTCAGAGTACGGATGGGAAAAACTCTTTTCAGAACGTCTCTATCTTGCTTACAATCGTAATCACGGTATTCCTGTGCGTGTTGCCAGGTATCATAATATCTTTGGACCACAAGGAACATGGAATGGGGGAAGAGAAAAGGCACCAGCAGCAATTTGTAGAAAAGTAGCATACCTTCCTGATGTTGGAGGACCAATTGAAGTATGGGGTGATGGTGAACAGACACGTTCATTCCTTTATATTGATGAATGTATTGAAGCAACTTGGAGATTGATGAACTCTGATTTCTTAGGACCAGTCAATATTGGTTCAGAAGAAATGGTTACTATTAATGAACTTGTAAGTATTACTGCAAAAGTTGCAGGTAAAGCAGTTCAGAGAAGACATAAGTTAGATGCACCCCTTGGAGTTCGTGGTCGTAACTCAAACAATGATCTTGTAAGAGAGAAACTTGGATGGGATTATTCACAACCTCTTGAAGAAGGTATCCGTAAAACATATGAATGGATTTCAGAACAAATTAAATCTGAAAGTACATTCCAAACCGAAGTTCTTGATGAAGTTTTAGCATGAGTTTATCTGTGTATGGTGCGACTGGATACATTGGTCGCACATTTTGTAATATGTTTCCTAAAAAGTCTCGTGCCATTGATAGAGGGCAAAGGACTCCAATGGACAAAGACATTTTATATTTTATTAGTACAACACACAACTATAATGTGTTCAAGGAAATTACATTGGATGTAAAGAGTAACCTTATGGTTCTCACTGAAGTACTTGACCGAGTTGTAGAAGTTAAAGATCGTAGGTTCGATACTCATGAAGACATTACGTTTAATTTTATTAGTTCTTGGTTTGTATACGGTGATGCAAATGACAATCCAGTTTCCGAAGACGGACTCTGTGATCCAAGAGGGTTCTACTCCATTACGAAGAGAGCAGCAGAACAACTAATCATTTCTTTTTGTGAAACCTTTGGAGTTAAGTATAGAATCCTTAGGTTATGTAATGTTCTAGGTGATAATGACCCTGATGCATCACTACAGAAAAATGCAATCACACAGATGATTGACAATATGAGAAATGGTCAACCAATTAGACTGTATAATGAAGGAACAGATATTAGAGATATCTTACATGTAAAAGATGTTTGTAGAGCAATTGACTTGGTGATTACCAAGGGAGAGAAAAACCAGATTTATAACATTGGAAGTGGACAACCTACTAAGGTTGGTGATATAATTGACAGAGCAAAAGAACTTTTAAATTCTTCCTCTGAAATTGTTTCTGTACCATCTCCTAGGTTTCATTCTATTGTGCAGACAAAAGATTTCTGGATGGATACTACTAAATTAAAATCTCTTGGTTTTGAACCACAGATTTCTACTGATGATTTGATTAAACAACTATGCAAGATCTGATTAAAAATTTTATTTCTACGGCTAAGGAACGTGACTTAGACCTCTTCCCATATCTTGCCAATAAGAAATCATTTGATCCTACAAAAGATACTGTTTATTATAGTGGTCCTTATTGGGATGATGAAGAACCAACTACAATTATTGAAGCAATACTGAAAGGTAAGTGGTTACCTGCTGGTGAGAAAGTCAATAAGTTTGAACGTGAGTTCTCCAAGATGTTTGGATTTGATAAGTCCCTCATGGTAAACTCTGGTAGTTCTGCTAATCTTGTGATGCTTGCTGCACTTAAGAAGTATTATGGTTGGCAAGATGGTGATGAGATTATTGTATGTTGTTGTGGATTTGCAACTACCATTGCACCTATTATTCAGAACAATTTAAAACCTGTCTTTGTTGATATTGATTGGAAAGATCTTAACTGGGATATAGACCAGATCTCATCTAAAATTAATGAAAGAACTAGAGCAGTATTTTCTTCACCTGTTTTAGGTAACTCTTATGATCTTGAATGGTTACTTGACATCTGTGAGACAAATAATATTCAGATGATTTCTGATAATTGTGATTCTCTTGGAAGTACTTACAAAGGTAACTTCCTTACATCATGCTCTGTTGCAGCATCTTGTTCTTTCTATCCTGCTCACCACATTTCTACTATGGAAGGTGGTATGGTTTCTTCTAACATTCCTGATATTGTTGATCTTGCCCGTAGTTTTGCATGGTGGGGTCGTGGTTGTTGGTGTGTTGGTTCACAGAATAAACTTCCTAATGGTGTATGTGGTAAACGATTTGATAATTGGTTAGGTGATGAGATTGGTATTGTAGATCATAAGTATGTGTTTGGTGTTGCAGGTTATAATTTAAAACCACTTGATCTACAAGGTGCAGTTGGTTCTGTTCAACTCAAGAAGTTTGATGAGATCCATACTAAGCGTAGAATAAACAAAGCAAACTTAGATGGTATCTTTGAGAAAGTTGATGGTCTCCGTACTATTAATGAACTAGAAGAATCACAGACTAGTTGGTTTGGTGTTCCTATTGTTTGTAGAGATAAGAAACAAAAGACAGCACTAGTTAAACATCTGGAAGATAATAGAGTTCAAACAAGAAATTATTTTGCAGGTAATATTCTTCAGCATCCTGGCT